TCTAATTAATCGTTTCATATTATTCTCCGTTTTAGTTGATAAGTTGTGGGCTGACACTCCCACTCATATAGGTATAAGCCATATGTCTAGAGATATACTGCTCTACTTTCAGTAATAGTTTTATATCTTATCGGATATTATTAATTTGGTGAATAGTTTTTCATCATATTCAGGATGCACTCATCATAACACTAACAGTAATAAAGTGAATAGAGTGATAAATGTTATAAATATTAAACCTTCTAATAATAATTTAATGTTATGTTTTAGTATTGGGTTCATGCTTTCTTAGGTCTTCCAACTGATGCTGTAATACCGTGTTCCTTTCTGAATTGTTTAATGTTTTCTTGTGATTCTAGTATTGCCATTTCAACTGATTCATCGAGTGTTATGTTTATAATCTTGAATGATTGACGAGTAGAATGTTTAAGCCCTTCATCACCTACAAGTACGTTTACAAGTTCTGCTGAGTTTTCGATAGTTTTTCCTACTGATGCTAAAGTATTGCTGATGTTCTTCCAAAGTTTCATGTGTTTCTCCTGTTTTATTATTATTATTGAGTATCTTAAGTGTTAAGCATAAGTTGGAATATTCAGTATAAAAGAATACAACAACAAATTGCCTGACGGTCGGCAGACCCGCTATCAAGTATGAGAGATTTCTTTTAAACTTACTATCACGCTCAATGTGTGATGTGTGTGTGTGATGCTCTATAAAAAAAATAACATCAACACCCTAAATAGGATGCTGATGTTAATGGGTCTTTACATGGCGTCAATGGAAGCGTTAACCTCATCGGCTGTCAGTTTCATAGATACCATACCAACATCTGTAGACTTAAGTAAAGTGCGTAGTTCTGCAATGACGGTGTTCTTGTCATCATCAGAAGACTCATCTACTAAATCGTTATCGAAGAAGTTGATATGGCCAAACATTGTAGAACCATTACCAAGGTTAAAGTTAACGTGGCCTTTTTCAGTCATAGAACTGGTACGGATAGTTAACTTCTTGGATGTCAAAATCTTAACAACTTGCTTGGCTGTTATGTCCCTGTAATTACTAGTAGGGATAAACTGCAAAGATTCATTGTCTGCAAAATTGATATAGATTGCACGAGACTTAGATGTATTATTTTCTGTATTCATTTTATTACTCCATTATTTAAAATTAGACCATTACTTTATGTAACGGCCAAATACTTGTCAACAAGTATCCTGACGCTCGGCAGAGCAAAAAAAGAATAAAAAAGATAGTTAATTTTAAACAATAGGGGGGGTGCCTTCACCTTACCATCATAACCATGTAAGTTTACTAAGGTCATACACAAAATATAAAATATACTAATAGTGAATAGGTCATCCTGCCCCCTATTGATACGAGCATACGTCCCGCGCCCAAAGGAGCTTGCGACTGCCGGGATGTGGGTAAGTATGTGAGTATCTTATTACTAAATATATTATTTTCTTTTTAGTTAAAGTGGTGACTCTTGCGGACTGCGTCCTAATATATATAAAGGGAAACGCTACAACCCGCATTCCTCCAAGGGAAAAGTTTTAGGAAGTATATAACTCTGGTTATATACTTTTCTATAACAATGCTGGATAAGTATATCAATTTACTAAATGAAGTTATATCTTTTATAGATGTGTGTATACTTGCTGGCTATGAGATATGACCACGAGCAAGCATGTATGGATATTAAAACAACAGATGGAAAAGATTGCATTGACTTATTACTAGCAATGCCTAAGCTTCAAGGCAGAGTGTGGAAACACCTGTTTAACTTAAAAGACTTAGATGGGCAAATAGCTACTACAAACAAAGAAGTAAGTGAAGCTCTTGGTGTGGCTGCTCCTAACATAAGCACTGCTATAAGTTGGTTAGTTGGGCATGAAGATATCCAACGAGATGGTATTCACTTTTATGTGAACCCTTACAGATGGTGGTTTGGTAATCTTGACAGGCGGCACATTGCACGGGTGTCTTGGGACAAACGTAAGAATGCTAAAGTAAATCCACAGGGAGTAAAATGCAATTAGTAAATAAAGAATTTACAAAAGACTTAACGCTTGTACAGCTACAAGCCAGTATGCCTAAGAAGTTTAGGCACAATGTAACTGAAGATATGGTTAAGTTTATTAATGCTACTGAGGGTGATGAGTTTAGAGATATCTACAAAGAAAACTTACTGGGGTTTTCAGATGTAATGCAGTTAGGTAGATATGGCATGACTGAATATCTTAATGCTGTGAAGTTTGTAAGTTATAAGCTACTGGGTGATTCTAATACTATTGCTTACGCTAAGGTGTTTCCTGACAGATATCAGAGATTGGTAGATAAGAACACTCCGATGAAGACTATCTCTAGCTTCTCAACGACTTACAACAAAGGTGCGTTAGTTCATAAGATATTAGAGCGTACATTGGTGCCTGTGCATATTCTAAATATGGATATACATCAGGAAGCTATTAATATTCAAGCTGAGCTTATGAGAGATGCCAAATCAGAGACTGTTAGACAGAAGGCAGCTGAATGCTTGATTATGCAATTAAAAGCCCCAGAAACGGCTAAGATTGAAGTTGACGTTAATTACAACAATGATTCTATTGATGAGTTGAGGGCTACGACTAGAGCTTTAGCCCAGCAACAACTTAAGTTAATTCAGAGTGGAGCTGTTACAGCTGAAGATATGGCACACTCAGATATTATTGCCAGGAAGAAAGATACTGTTGAAACTGAGTACGAAGAAGTATGATTACTGGGTTACTAGTTATGGTGGGGGTTTACTTGCTAGTGGGAAGTGTGGTATTACTAATAATGTGGAGAATAAAATGATACATTGCATGAATGATTGTTTAGGTAAGTTGAAAGCTATTAAGTTAATGGCACAGGTGGGGATGAATGAATCTAATGACTCATCTGAGAGAAATAGGTTTGAGCAGATCTCTATGGAGGTTAGCTATCTTATTGTAGAGGCTGAACAAGATGATGCTAAACGTGTTGAACATTTGAGGACGTACAGAAAATAATGGAAGGATTAGTTAAGAAGACTGTTGAAGAATGGTTAAACGATATTGACTATTCTCTAGATGCAAGTTATGTGCCTAGCGAGTTTGCATTAGAATTTGTTAGTTTTATTAAGCTAGTTAACGGTGAACGTGGTGAAGAGAATAAAACACCTGTAATTCATTACAAGATGCTAGATAACATTACTGGCAAGAGACAGAATACCGTTAACATGTGTTCACGTGGTCTTGCTAAGACAACTATCCTGGCAGAGTATCTAATACTATATTTAGCTGTGTATGGCTCTATTCCTGGATTTGGTGATGTAGATTATGGTTTGTATGTTTCTGACTCAATTGAGAATGGTGTCAAGAAAATGAGACTACGTTTAGAGCGTAGATGTGATAACAGCCCATTCCTTAAAGCTTATCTAGATAAATCTAAGTTTACTGACATTAGATGGTACTTTAAAAATAATCAAGGGAAAGAGCTGGTAATAACGGGTCATGGTGCTAAGACTGGTGTTCGTGGAACAGTAGAGCTGAATACTAGGCCTCAGTTAGCGATACTGGATGACTTACTCTCAGATGATGATGCTAGGTCACCTACTATTATTGAAAGTGTAGAAAATACTATTTACTCAGCTATTGACTATGCGTTGCACCCTAATAGACGTAAAGTAATCTGGTCAGGTACCCCCTTTAATGCTAAAGACCCTCTGTACAAGGCAGTAGAGTCTGGAGTGTGGTATGTTAACGTTTACCCAGTATGTGAAGAGTTTCCTGTACCTAAAAGTGACTTTAAGGGAGCTTGGGAGGACAGATTTAACTATGAGTATGTGAAGAGTCAGTATGATAAGTCTAAAGGTGCTGGTAAGTTAGACAGCTTCAACCAGGAGCTAATGCTACGTATTATGTCTGAGGAAGAACGTCTCATTAAGGATAGTGATATTACTTGGTATAAGCATTCTAATGTTAAGAATAACATGGGAGCATTTAACTTCTATATTACGACTGACTTCGCTACTAGTGAGAAAGAGTCTGCTGACTTTAGTACGATAAATGTGTGGGCTTATAATAATCAGGGTGACTGGTTATGGGTAGATGGATTCTGTAAGAAAGCTCTGATGGATAAATCTATAGATGAATTATTTAGATTAGCTCAGAAATACCGCCCACAGGAAGTAGGTGTAGAAGTGACGGGGCAGCAGGGGGGTTTTATAGCATGGATTCAGAATGAGATGATGAACCGTAATATTTACTTTACCTTATCTTCAGGCCGTGGGAAGACTACTCCTGGCATACGCCCTAATAAGGATAAGATGAGCCGATTCCAGCAAATGGCGGTACCACTATTCAAATCGGGTAAGTTGTGGTTTCCTGAGGAGCTGAGGGACTCTGCTGAGTTAGCTGAGATGATGAATGAGTTACAGTTAGCCACAGTTAAAGGTTTTAAGTCTAAGCATGATGATCAGATAGATAATATCTCTATGTTAGGTGAGTTTAATGCATGGAAGCCTAGTGAGGTATCTACAGATGCTCATAATAAAGATGGGACTATGATGTGGGATGATGAAGAACCTGAAGAAGCGGGTGAAAGTTCATATTTTGTATAAAGATGTATGTGCAGTAAATAACGTGGTATGATAAATACACAGTATTTATTTTAGGAAAACTCCGTGAAAGTTTACGAATATATAGAATTTTTAGTTAATGGTGAAATTAGTAACTTAGCAGTAGCTAATGTGGGGGATATGACTCCAGGAGCTTCCCCTGCTCCGTCAACATTACAGGTAGCTAATCAGAATAAGATACGCACACACATAAATTTAGCAAATATTGAATTACATAAGAAGTTCAATATCTTACAAAAAGATATGGAGTTAGACTTCGCACTAGCAGGAGAAGAATTCAAACTAGCCGATGATTTCTTACACGCAACAAGCTGTATTTTCACAGATGGTGATGAAGTTACAATCAATAATGAGAAAACAAACATAGTAGAGGGTGTAGATAGTAATGTGTCTGTGATGTTTAAAGACCCAGCTAAGTTAGTTATAAAAGGTACAGACAAAGATGGTAGAACAGATATGATACTTACGTACACGGCCGCACCTAAATTAGCTAAGACTATTAATGTTAACTTAAGCTTACCTCAACTATACACAGAGGCTTTGCTTAACTATGCTGCGTATAAAGCACACACTGCTATTAGTGGTGACATGAAAGCTGAGAACAATACATACTACTTACGCTATGTCGAAAGTTGTAAACAAATTAACCTACTAGGCTTACGCAACCCAGATAACTTAGACTCAAACACTAAATTAACAGATAGAGGTTTTATTTAGAAAACTAGTGTTATAATTAAGACAAATTTATTGCATGTCATATGCTGAGAACAACCTCCAGGAGGAGTTAAATAATGGCTTACTACGATACAATCAACCTCGTTGCTGGGGATGACAAACCTGAATTAAATTTCACGTTAAGAGACTCTAACACTGCAGCAGCAGGTAAAACCCTTGATGAAGATGATGCTACTACGTGGGCTCCTATTGACTTAACAGATGAAATTATAAAAGTACATTTTAGACTTCTTGGTAGTTCCGGTATTTTAGATACTATGACATGTGGTAAAACTCCACCTTATACGAGTGGGTTATGTTTTATGCAGTGGAATGCCACGACTTTAGATGTTGATGCAGGTACTTACGAAGGTGAAATTGAGTTAGAAGATTCTACCGGGCGTAAGCAAACCATCTTTGACAAACTAAAGTTTAAGGTAAGAGACGACTTCTAGCTGTGGCGATAAGAGCTACAATATCACTCAGACAAGTACAGGCTTCAACGTCTGTAATAAAGGTTGAAGCTCAGACTACCTATCAGAATAGTAGCGCTACTGGTATTTGGGTAGACCCAGATTCTAATAATAGATTTGTAAGTGATGAGATACCTCTTAGTGAAGTCCTTGTAAATGTCTTTAGTAAAGTTCTAACAGATACAGCTATTATCTCTGAGCAGTATGCCTCAGATTTTACTAAGTTACCTTCACCTGACCTATGTACACTACTTGACACTTTTGTTAAAGTGGTCTCATACCACCGTGACTTCTCAGATGCATTTACCTTAGACGACATTAGTCAAATAGACAAAGACTTTTTCGGAAACAAGGGTAATATATTTGGTGTCACTGACGTAATTGGGTTAACACAAAATAAAGTTTTAACTGATAGTTACACTTTCAGTGACGTAGTCTCAGTATCACTGACCTTTTATAGGGATTGGGTAGATAGTTTCAGCTTTACTGATGTAGCTGGAGTAGCACTAAGTAAAGCTATTGTGGATGCGTTTACTTTAGATGACTCGGCAAGTATTAACAAGAACTTCTATGGAAATAAAGGTAATAATTTCAGTTTTACAGAGACTTTAGCCTTTATCTTTGAGTGGAGGCGCGAATATAGTGATACCTTTACGTTTACAGACTCCACATATACAGATGTAAGCAAAGTATTTGCAGATAGCATACAAGTATTCGATGACCATATGCTGGATGGTGCGATAAACAGCAAGGCTTTCAGTAGTTTACTTAACAGCCCAGCTAATGCATATACTGGAGCTAAAGGTGCTAGTGTTGGTATGACAAAACCAACAACGGAAACTATGGCTTTCTCAGACATATCATTACGTGGTGTAATCAAGAATTTAGATGAAAGTCTCACTTTTACAGATGAATATGGTTTACAATTAGAAAAAAGCGTTAATGATGCATTCACCCTAGATGATGCAGCGCTAGTTGATAAAGACTTCTTCGGAAATAAAGGCAACGTTTTAGGTGTTAGTGATGTATTTAGTAGGGCAGTAGCCTTCAGTAGAGCTTACACAGACAGTTACGCAGTTAGTGATGACTCTGCACTAAACACCACTAAGAGTGCAACAGATAGTTTAAGTTTTAGCGAAGTATTTGCAAAGTCCCTAGCATATAGTAGAACGTTTACAGATAGTACAAGCTTTATAGATAGTGAAGTAAAAGAATTAGATAAAGGTTTAAGTGACACAGCAAGTATTTTAGTAGATACTCTAGCACTTACACCTAGTAAAGAATTAAGTGATGGGTTTACGTTTACAGATAGTAATACCTTACAATTAGAAAAATCCATCTCTGATGGAATCGGTTTAGATGACGCTGCTCTAGTCAACAAAAACTATTATGGTAACAAGGGCAATGTAGTAGGAATTTCAGACGTAGTAGCGATTACTCACATAAAGAGTAATATGTTAAACTTACGAGTTCTTAACACAATGTCATTAAACTAGGAGAAATAGAAAATGATTAACGATAACTTAGCACTAACAGGTGCATTAACAATTGCTATAAACGATGAAGTAGTACAGAAGACACGTAACCTTGTAGTTACTTCAGGTAAAGAATGGGTAGCTAAACGTATGGCTGGTCAAGATTCAAACATGACACACATGGCTATCGGTACAGGTACTACAGCTGCAGCGGACGCTGATACTACTTTAGGTACAGAGATAGAGCGTAATGCTATGACTGTATCTGGCGGTACTGTTTCGACTAATACTATTGAGTATGCAGCAACGTATGCAGCAGGCGATGGTACTGGTGCTATTACTGAAGCGGGTATCTTTGATACTGTTGGTTCTAAAGTAGATGACATTGCAGTATCAGCAGGTGGTACAGGTTACACTTCAGCACCCACAGTTACTTTCACAAGTGGTGGTGGTACAGGCGCTACAGCTACAGCAACAGTTTCAGGAGGAGTAGTAACAGCAGTAACAGTAACAGCAGGCGGTACAGGATATACTTCTGCTCCAACTATTGGATTCACAGGCGGCGCAGGTTCAGGTGCTACAGCTACAGCTTCTATGAAAGAAGGTGGCGATATGCTTGCTCGTACTAAGTTTGCTGTAGTAAATAAAGGTGCTAGTGACTCGATGACGGTTACTTGGACTATCACAGTATCGTAATAGTAATTTAATATAGGGGATATACTATGTCTGTTAAGTTTAGTAATAATGCTTCAACTACATTAGATGGGTCTGTCACTTCGGGTGCTACTTCAATAGTAGTCCATGATGTTTCAGAATTCCCCTCATTATCTGCGGGTGACTACACATATCTAACTCTAGCAAATCTAGCAGGCTCTTCTATTGAAATTATTAAAGTAACTTCAATAGACTTAGGCACTAAGACTCTTACTGCGGTAAGGGGGCAAGATGGCACTTCAGGGCAAAGTTTTAGTACTGGTGATATTTGTGAGTTACGTATGACAGCAGCTTTACTTAACGATGCCGCTAGTCAAGATGACGACCCAGCAGGGTCAGCAGTCGCGATGGCAATCGCATTAGGATAGGAAAACATTATGGCAAATACATTTCAAAAATCATTGAAGGCAGGGGTAAGTACATCTCTAGTAGATATCTACTCGGCTGGAAACAAGACCGTGGTTATCGGTTTAACTTTATCGAACACGTCAGGTAGTAGTATCACTGCCAGTGTTCAGTTTAAACCCACTTCAGGAGACGCACCATACCTTGTTAAGAACATACCTATCCCAACAGGTTCATCAGTTGAGATTATGGGCGGAAACAAGATTGTTATGGATGCTACAGACAAGCTTAAAGCTATCAGCTCTGCAGCTACATCTTTAGACACTATTGTGTCTTATATGGAAATCACTTAATAGGAGAATACTATGGGATATTTAGGTAGAACACCAACCCCGTCACCTATTGATTCAAGTGACATTCCAGATGACAGTATCACTTCTGCGAAAATTGTAAGTAATACTATTGATAGCACTGATATAAACACAAATGCTATCACTTCTGCTGAGATTGCTGCAGGTGCTGTAGGTGCCTCTAAAATTGCTTCCGCTTATACTAAAGAGGTTCAAGGGGATATTAACTTCTTAGCTATGCGGTTAGCTACAGAGAAGTTTAGTAAAGCTGACCAGTTTATTGATACCTTTGTTGATTTAACAGGTATTGACACAACCAATAGCACCTTCGAACAAGTAACTGCTGGTTACTGTGTGGGTGGTACAATAAGTAGCGCAGCTAGTGGCA